ACTATTGATTTACTTATTGTAGAAGAAGATGGTACAGCTAATATATATGACTGGAAGTTTATGAATGTCTCTCCAACTGCTGAAGATGTTGCTTGGTTTAAACAAGGTGCATATGGAATTCAGTTAGATAGATACAGAAAAATATTACTAGATAACTATAATATAAAAGAGATTGGTAAGAACAGAGCTGTTCCTATTATAATGGATTTACAGAGAGATAACTTTCAAGATCCAAACAGCCCTTTAAAAATAAAAGGTATAAAAATTGGTAGTGTTGATCCAAATAATATGGACCCTCTTACACTAACTCCTGTATCTGCTCCTTCTGAAACTACAGGAGATAAAAAATTAGATCTGTTTATTAAACAACTTAATGCTGTAGTAGAGCAAATTAGTAATAAGAAAACTAAAGGAGATGATGAGTTAGCTTTTAAAGTTGAAAGAAGTAATATTATAAGAAAAGCAATACGTTCACTTCAAGGGCAACAAAACATACAACCTCTTCTTGATACTATAAATGTAATGATAAGAGAGGGAGAGAACTTAATGTCTGAATGGAAAACTTCGTATGAAGGTAGACCACCAAGTGCTGATGATTTAAAAGATATTCAGCTATCAGAATACTCTGCAGATATAAGAGACTATATTGCATCTGCTGCTGTGTTTGAGAAAATCACTAACTATATAGGGGACATGATTTACAAAAAAGGAGACAGTGAGCTTGGTACAAAAGAACAACTAGAGTTTTTAGAAAGTCTTCAAAAGCAACAAATAGAGATTAGTTCATTAAAAACAAATCTTGAATTAGTTGCTGGTGAATTTGCAGAAAAGTTTATAGGAGAACGTAACTTAGTTACAGGACTAATGAATCCAGAAAAGGTTGTAAAAGGTCTAGGAAGTTGGTTTAGAGGTCTTTCAACAATAGGTTTGAAGTCTACAGATCTATTATACACTATGGCAAATCAAGCAACTAACAAGGCTGAGAGAGATACTATTCCTTTAGTAAACAGATTAATAGCTATTCAAAAAAGAATAACTGATAGAGGAGGTGATACTTCAAAAGAAGTTTTAAAACTATATCAAAAGGATACAGAAGGTGGATTAGTAAATAAACTAATATATAAATACGATAAAGAGTTCTACGATAGTGTTAAAAGAAACTCAGAAGAAGGAGCTAGAAGTAAAAAGTGGCTTGCAGATAATATAAATGTACAAGACTACATAAAAGAATCTAAATTAAAGCTAGCAGAAAGAATAAGCCGTATTAAAAAAAGTTACCCTGATGGACAACTAAAAGAAAAATTAATTTTAGAAGAACAAAAAAAGTGGGATATTACTAGAAAAGATTTTAACGGATTTGGTAACTATATAATAAAAAGACACCCACAAGAAAAATGGTTAAGTAAAGAATACTCTGCATTAAAAAAAGATGCTGATTTATTTGAATTATACAATTTTATATCTGATATAAATAAACAAGCACAAGAGGTAGGATACATACAAAACAAAGTAACCTCTACATTCTTACCATTCATTAGAAAAAGCATGGCAGAAAGTTTAGCTTGGGACGGACCTAACTTAAAAGCTGTTGGAAATCTTGGAAAGAATTTAACAACTAGAGCAGATGATGTAGGTTATGGTAAGATTAATTCTCTAACAGGAGAAGTAGAACAAGCTATACCTAAATATTATACTAGTGACTTTAGTGTTACTGAAGATGGTCCTAATGATTATTCAGATGTAAGTTTAGATCTATTTAAGAATATGATACTTTATACACAACACATGAACAAGTATAAGTATCTAACTGAAATAGAAGATCAACTTTTATTAGTAAGAACTGTAGAAACTTTTAAAGATCATTTAAGATCAAATAAAAATAATGAGGTTATACCAGGAGAAATACTAAAAGGAAATACTGAAAACGTAAAAATTTTAGATCAATTTCTAGACACTGTTATATATGGGCAAAAGTATGCTGTAGATGATTCAGACATGGCGTATGGTGCACCTGTTATTAAAGGAGTTAAAACGGTTGTCAACAAAGTATTTAAAAGCTTTGGTGCAAAAACAGATGTATTTAAAAATGATGAAGTTGACGCACTTTCACTTACTAAAACAATGGAGACTCTTAATAGATATATTCAGATGAAGTCTCTAGGTTTTAATCCTGTATCAGGTGCAGTAAATGCATTTGGTGGAAACTTACAAATCTCTGCACTAGCTGGTAGATACTTTGATGCTAGAGAAGTTTATAAATATGAAGCTCAATTAGTAGGTAATAAATTTAAGAATGATGATGAGCGAGAAATGTTTGTTCAACTTCTTGATAAATTTATGCCTCTTAAAGATGATCCCACATATGATAAACTTAGAGATGCAGGGATGAAGAAGCTAACACGAACAAACTTTAGTGACATGTTGTTTATTATGTTTAGAGAACCTGAACAGCTTTTAGAAAAAGCAGTGTTCAAAGCTATGTTAGATAATGTAATGGTTGAGAATGGAAGAATTGTAAACATAAGAGACTTTGTAAGAGATAAATATAAAAGTGAGTACTCTTCAGGAACAGCTGCTGAAAGATCTGCAGCGTATAAAAGTAGTAAAGAAAAAATAAAGCAAGAGATTGCAGAACTTAAAAAGAGTAGATCAATAAATGTTACAAAGAAATTAGTAGATGGTAAATTAGAAATTCCAGGATTAGATTTAAATAACTCTAAAGAACTAATGCGTGTAACTGATGTAGCTAGAAACATATCAAGATCTGCTACTGGAGGTCTTACTGAATTTGATGAGTACAGAGCTAACATGAATATTTGGACAAAGTCTTTGATGGTATTCAAAGGTTGGATACCTAAACTTGTTCTTACAAGGTATGGTGGTTTTAGAAAAGCTGCAGATAACTTTAATGTAGAGATTGATGAGAATGGTCAGACTACAGGTGAGAAGTATGAGGTAGGTAGATTAAAGTTATTCATGAGTGTAGTTGGATTAGATATAATGAGAAGTATTAAAAACATTACATCTATATATACTATGGATGAGAACGGTGTTAAAGTTATAGATGAGTTATATGATATATATACTCAAAACTTTATAAAAGAATTTGGAGAAGCTCCAAACTTATCTAAAGAAGACTTTATAGAATTAGTACGAGTTAACATAAATAGGCAAGTAAAAGAACTTGGAATCTTAGCAGGAATGATGGCTTTAGTTATTGGAATGGGTGTAATTGCTCCAGACGATGATGAAGATAGAGCAACTAAGAATGCATTTAGAAAAATACAAAAGATACTAGATAAGTTTACTAGTGAGATTTTATTCTTTTATAACCCTGGAGAAATGACAGATGTTCTTTCTGGAGGAATACCTGCTATTGGTTTATTCAAAGACTTTGGTAGAGCGTGGTCTCATTTTATAAAAGAGATTACAGGAATGGATGTTACAAACACTGATAAAACTGCTGAAGAAGTCAGAAAAGATGCACAGCCTATCAAGAACATTGCAAAACTAGTACCTATGGGAGGATTCATGCTTGACCTTCTTGCATCAGTAGATGCAGAATTTGCTAAAGAGTATGATATTACTATATCAAAGACTGCAAGGTAAACGCTATATTATAGTAGCATATTTTTAATAATACTTTTAAAACACATATATAAAACATAAATTCGTAAATTATGAGAATCGCTGAAATTTGTCCCACTTGTGCCACATATCAAGATGCTAGTTGCATCTTGTATAATGGTGTATATCTTTCTAACGTTGTAGCTAATCCAGGAGAATCCTTGGATATAGTGTTAGGAAATATAAATAATAATCTAGTTCCTTTAACAGGAGCAGGTGTACCTGATGTAGTATCTGGTGCTCCACAATCTCCTGCACCTTATGTAGGAAAACTTTATGTTGATAATATAACTAGTCTAGTTTATTATGCAAAATCTGCTGGAACTAGTTCTGATTATGCTAGAATTCTTTCAGCTCCTTTAGCAGGAGTGCCTGAATATTCTAACAACTCTGCTGCAATATTTGCTGGAGCAGAAATAGGATCAATATATAGAACAGGAGATCTCCTGAAAATAGTACACTAAAAAATAATTTCCAGATGAGCAAGTTAATTTGTGCGGCAGACCCTTGTCCAATCAGACTTAGTAGTGCATGTGTCTTCTATGAAGGCCCTAACTTAGTATGCGCTAGAGTCAACACTAATCAAACAGTAGAAGATGCATTAATAAGTATTAATGAAGCATTATGTAATGGTTCTGGTATAGATGGTACAAGTGGAACTTCTGGTACGTCTGGTACGTCTGGATTCTCTGGTACTTCAGGCACTTCAGGAACAACAGGTACCTCAGGAACAACAGGTACTTCTGGCTCTTCTGGGACAAGTGGAACTAGTGGATCTAGTGGTACTACAGGTACAAGTGGTTCATCTGGGACATCTGGTACAGGTGGATCAAGTGGTTCATCAGGAACTACTGGAACCAGTGGTACTACTGGGACAAGTGGTACAAGTGGGTCAACAGGTACAAGTGGTACTAGCGGTACAAGTGGAACAGCAGGTGAAGATGGTGATAAATATGCAACTACTTCTGTAACTTGTTTTACTCTAGGTGCCTCAGGTTGTATATTTGTTGATACAGGATTAGCTTACACAGTAGCTCAATCAATCATTATAGCACACGATGCTAACAACTACCAAGAGTGTGAGGTGGTATCTTATAATCCAGCAACAGGTTCTTTATGTTTTGCTGCACCAACACGTACTGTAGGTAGTGGTAACTATTGTGACTGGCAAGTAAATTTAGATGGTGCTACAGGTGGTGATGGATCACATGGTACAAGTGGAACCAGTGGTACAACAGGTACTTCTGGAAGTTCAGGAACTACTGGGACAAGTGGTACAAGCGGAACTACAGGTACTAGTGGAACAACAGGTACCAGTGGTAGCTCTGGAACTAGTGGAACTTCTGGTTCAGCTGGTACGTCAGGAACATCTGCAACATCTGGAACAGCAGGTACAAGTGGTTCAAGTGGAACAACAGGTACGTCTGGAACTACAGGTACAAGTGGTACCAGTGGAACTAGTGGTACAGCTGGGACAACAGGTACATCAGGATCTGCAGGAACAAGTGGTATAAATGGTTCTTCAGGAGCAGCTATAGCTAACTGGTATGCAAGTTTTTCTGACAATACAGATCAATTTGTAAGTGCAGCTAACACACCTACAGCTATTACATTTAACACTGTAGAGTTGGCAAATGGTATTTCATTAGACTTCAATCAACAAGTAAGATATGCACATGCTGGTATTTATAAAGTGGGGTATTCTTTACAAGTTAGCAAGTCCTCTGGAAGTAATGCAACTGTTGATATCTGGCTAAAAAAGAATGGCACAGATTTTATAAGAAAAGATAGAATTTTAACTAAGGTTAATAATAATGTAGTACAGCTACCTTATTCAGAATTTATAGTAAACCTAGATGCAAATGATTACTTAGAAGTTATTATAGCGTCTGGAAACTCATCTGTACATATTAATGCTACTTCAAGCGCATCAGTTCCTTATTCAAAACCTGCTGCACCTTCTGTAGTGTTTAACACTGTACAAGTGGGTGTATCTGTAGGATCAACATCAGGTACCTCAGGAACCAGTGGAACATCAGGGACTTCTGGTACTTCTGCAACAAGCGGTACTAGTGGTACGTCAGCAACAGCTGGAACTTCTGGTACTAGTGGAACAACAGGGACCTCTGGAACGTCTGGTACATCTGGTACATCTGCACAAGATGGAACTAGTGGTACTAGTGGCTCAAGTGGAAAATCGTGTAACAGTTATAATGTTACATGTCCATCTGGAGGTGGAGATTGTTTGGCAGGAGTAAACTACTGTGATGGTTCAAATGGATTTGTAACTGTAACAGAGGGAACAGCTATTGATGTTTGCGCAAGACAAACACCTACAATTAGTAATGGAGGTAGTGTAAACATTAATGGACTTTGTTCAGGCTCTAGTGGTACATCAGGTAGTTCTGGTACATCTGGAACAAGTGGAACGAGTGCTGAAGATGGAACATCTGGTACAAGTGGAACATCTGGTACAAGTGCGACATCAGGGACCTCAGGAACTTCAGGTTCTTCAGGGTTAGATGGCTCTAGTGGTACTTCAGGGACAACTGGTACTAGTGGAAGCAGTGGTACGTCAGGAACAACAGGTCAAGATGGCTCCTCTGGAACAAGTGGAACTGCAGGTACTACAGGTACTAGCGGAACATCAGGTACAAGTGGATTAGATGGAGACTTTTATGCTACAACTTCTACAGACTCCTTTACATTAGGCTCTGCAGGTTGTATAGACGTAGATACAGGACTTGCATATACAACAGCTCAATCAATAATCATAGCCTTTGATGCAAATAATTATCAAGAATCTGAGGTTGTAACATATAATAGTGTAACTGGAGAACTTTGCTTCGCAGCACCTACAAGAACTGTAGGCTCAGGTACATATACTTCATGGGAAGTTAATTTAGATGGAGCAACAGGAGGAGATGGTTCTTCTGGAACTTCAGGTACTTCTGGTACAGCAGGTGTAGATGGTACATCAGGCACGTCAGGTACAAGCGGTACAACAGGTACCTCTGGTACAACTGGTACAAGTGGTAGTAGTGGGACTAGTGGAACTGCAGGAACATCTGCAATAGATGGAACAAGTGGTACAACAGGAACCTCTGGCACATCTGGTACTAGTGCTACTTCTGGAACATCAGGAACAACAGGTACATCAGGTACCAGTGCAGAAGATGGTTCTTCTGGGACAAGTGGTTCTTCTGGTAGTAGTGGTTTGACTGGATCAAGCGGTACAAGTGGTACAGCTGGAACATCAGGGGAAGACGGCACTAGTGGAACAACTGGTACTTCTGGAACAAGTGGGTCTAGTGGAACTTCAGCCACATCAGGAACGTCTGGTACAACAGGTACTAGTGGTTCTTCAGGCACAAGTGGGACATCAGGTACAACAGGTACTAGTGGTACATCTGCAATTGATGGTACTAGTGGTTCTTCAGGAACGTCAGCAACATCTGGTACAAGTGGAACAGCAGGTACATCTGGGACTTCAGGAGATGATGGTACGTCTGGTACATCTGGCACATCAGGTTTAGCTGGAAATGATGGTACATCAGGAACATCAGGAACATCTGCAACATCAGGTACAAGTGGTTCTTCAGGAACAGCTGGTACAACAGGAACAGACGGTTCATCAGGAACAAGTGGTACAAGTGGTACAACTGGGACTTCTGGAACAAGTGCTGTAGATGGTACTTCTGGTACCACAGGTACGAGTGGTACTGCTGGAACTAGTGGAACAAGCGGAACTAGTGGAACAAGTGCAACCTCTGGTACATCTGGAACCTCAGGAGAACAAGGAGATATATATGCTACAACATCAACAGATTCCTTTACTTTAGGAGTTGCTGGATGTATAGATGTAGACACAGGGTTAGCTTACACTACAGCACAGTCTATAATTATAGCACATGATGCAAGTAATTATCAGGAAAGCGAAGTAGTTACATACAATTCAGTTACAGGAGAGTTATGTTTTGCAGCACCTACTAGAACAGTGGGTAGTGGAACATACACATCTTGGGAAGTAAACCTAGATGGTGCAACTGGTGGTGACGGTAGCAGTGGTACATCAGGTACAAGCGCTACAGCAGGTACTAGTGGTACTACTGGTACAAGTGGTACATCTGCAACTGCAGGTACATCAGGTACTAGTGGTAGCTCAGCAACATCTGGTACATCTGGTACGAGTGGTACTTCTGCTATTGACGGTGATGATGGTTCTAGTGGAACTTCAGGAACCAGTGGGTTAGATGGTGATGATGGAACATCTGGTACTTCTGGAACATCTGGTACGTCAGCAACAAGTGGTACATCAGGCACAAGTGGTACATCTGGAATTGATGGAGATGCAGGAACTTCTGGTACTAGTGGCACTACAGGAACATCAGGTACAGCTGGTACAAGTGGTAGCTCTGGTAACGATGGTTTAAACGGTACAAGTGGTACAAGTGGAACGTCTGGTACTTCAGGTGCTGACGGAGATAATGGAACCAGTGGAACTAGTGGTACGTCTGGTACCTCTGCAACATCTGGTACAGCTGGTACATCTGGTACATCAGGGACAACAGGAACTTCTGGAACAAGTGGTTCTAGTGGAACTGCTGGTTCTAGTGGAACAGCAGGTACTAGTGGTATTGATGGAGATAATGGGTCTAGTGGTACCTCTGGGACAAGTGGTAACAGTGGTACATCAGGTACATCTGGAGAAGATGGTAATGATGGTTCTTCAGGTACAAGCGGTACGTCAGGAACTTCTGGAACTAGTGGAGAGGATGGAGATAATGGAACATCTGGAACATCAGGTACTAGTGGAAATAGTGGTACTAGTGGTACATCAGGAGAGGACGGAACAAGTGGAACTACTGGAACTTCTGGTACTAGTGGGTCAAGTGGAACAAGTGGAGATGATGGAACAAGTGGTACGTCAGGCACCTCAGGAAATAGTGGAACCTCTGGAACAACAGGAACGTCTGGAACTAGTGGAGATAGTGGGTCAAGTGGAACTACTGGTACATCAGGTACGAGTGGAATAGATGGTAATAACGGAACGTCTGGAACTTCTGGTACTAGTGGTAACAGTGGTACGAGTGGAACATCTGGAGATGATGGAACTAGCGGAACTACTGGGACTTCAGGAACATCTGGTAGTAGTGGAACAAGTGCTCAAGATGGTTCGTCTGGAACATCAGGAACATCAGGAAATAGTGGCTCATCTGGAACTAGTGGCACATCAGGTACATCAGCTATTGATGGTACATCTGGTACAACAGGAACATCAGGAACCAGTGGTGAAGATGGAGCAAATGGAACTAGTGGAACCTCTGGAACATCAGGTAACAGTGGTACATCAGGCACTAGTGGTGATGATGGAACGAGTGGTACAACTGGTACTTCTGGTACGTCTGGTAGCAGTGGATCTAGTGGTAACAGTGGAAGCTCAGGCACCTCTGGCACAAGCGGAAGTTCAGGAAGTAGTGGAAACGATGGTTCCTTTGGTGGAGCATGTTTTGATTACACATATGGAGGACAAGCTTCTTCAATACCAAGTACTGTAGGTAATGGGATTGCTAAGTTGCGTTATGCTAACCTGGCTGCTCAAGATACATCTACTAGGTTAGACATTAGTACGTTAGATGATCAAGGAGAGGATATAGAAGAATACTTTGATGCTATAGCAGCAGGAACCTCTGCAGTTTTAGGTCATGTAAGGATATCTACAAAAGGAGATAATACAACTTTTTTATTATTTGCTATAACTTCTGCTAATCAAAATGGTGCTTCCAGTTATAATATGGGTCTTACTCCTGTAGCATCTTCTGATCCTTCTCCATTTTCAACAAATGATGATGTTTTAATATGTTTTGTTGTAACAGGTGACAAAGGTGATCCTGGAAGTAGTGGAACGTCTGGTACTGCTGGAACGTCTGGCAGTTCAGGTAATGCTGGAACAAGTGGTACAAGTGGGACATCAGGATCGAGTGGTTCAAGTGGTGACGATGGTACAAGTGGTACATCTGGAACCAGTGGAAACTCAGGAACATCAGGTACGTCTGGAGATGATGGAACATCTGGCACTTCAGGAACTAGTGGTACATCTGGAAACAGTGGTACTAGTGGTACAAGCGGTGATGATGGAGGAGATGGAACATCAGGAACAAGTGGTACAACAGGTACCTCTGGTAGTTCAGGAAACTCTGGAACAAGCGGTACTTCTGGAACTAGTGGTTCTTCTGGGAGCAGTGGAGATGATGGAACCTCTGGTACATCAGGTACTAGTGGAAACTCAGGATCGAGTGGTACATCAGGTGATGATGGTACTAGTGGTACTAGTGGAACTAGTGGAAATAATGGAACCTCAGGTACAACTGGAACATCAGGTACTTCAGGCACAAGTGGAAATAGTGGAACGTCAGGAACTACTGGAACCTCTGGAACAAGTGGTAACACTGGTACAAATGGCACATCTGGCACCAGTGGTACATCTGGAACGTCTGGTAACAATGGTACGTCAGGTACGTCTGGTACTAGTGGAAACTCAGGTACAAGTGGAACTTCAGGAGAGAATGGTACTTCTGGAACTACTGGAACTTCTGGAACTTCTGGTACAAGTGGTGATGATGGTGGTGATGGAACCTCTGGAACATCAGGAACTAGTGGTAACTCTGGATCAAGTGGTACGTCAGGTGATTCTGGATCTTCAGGAACTAGTGGTACAAGCGGTACCTCTGGGGATGATGGAGGTAATGGATCAAGTGGATCTAGTGGTACTTCAGGAACTAGTGGTACAACAGGTACGAGTGGTACAACAGGTACTAGTGGGACGACAGGTACATCTGGTACAACAGGAACCTCTGGTACTAGTGGCTCTTCTGTAACCGTATCAGGAACTAATAATAGACTTGTTAAGTTTACTAGTGCCTCTACTATAGGTAACTCAAATAATCAAGATAACGGAACTACAACAAGTGTTGGTCAGAATTTTGAAGTTACTGCAGGTCTTGGTAATGATGAAGTATTTACAGTTTCAACAAATGCTGGAGAATTTCGATTAGGAGATATCGAGTCATTAGGAGATGAAATGTATATTGAAGGTGGATATGGTGGTGGTGCATTTAGCATGTACACAGGAGGAGTTCAAGGGTTTCATATGAATAATAACGGTAGAGTTGTTATAAGCGGAACCACTGAACCTATTGGTTCTAGTGCAAAACTTAGTGTAAATGGTAACATCTACACTACTTCTATTTATGTTGGCAATGGTTTAAATAACTATATTGGTTCCTACGGTGGGGGTATGCTTATCTATTCTCAGACTTCGACTACTATTAATCTTGGAGGAGGTATAGGAAACAGACAAAATAATGTGTCAGTAGGTAATGGATATCTTTATGTAAATAATGCTGGTGATCCAGCAGCATTTACTGTTAATGTTTTTCCTTTTACTACTGTTAGTGGTTCAGGTTACGTACCAGATGCAATAATAGCAAGTAAGTCAACGTCAAATACTGCTGGAACCCTTTTATTACACTCTACAGATCAAACTATAGTTGCAGGACAAGTTCTAGGTGTCCTTCAATATGGTGGTAGAGGTGATGCTAGTAGCTCATATATTTCTTCTCAAATAATAGGTGAAGTTAAACAAGCTCCAGGAACTGGATCAGGTGGTGGTGGTATACTAAAACTTCAAACTGCAACAACCTCTTCTGGTTCTGTTCCTTCAACACGAGTACTTATTGATAACACTGGAAATGTTGGAATTGGTACAGTTAACACCACGCCTTTAGCTAGGCTTCATGTTGATGGTGGAACATATCTTAGAGAGAATGTAACTATGGCTAAAACTGGTGCTATAGGAACATCTAATATGTTTAGTATTAATTATTCATCTGGTAACGAGGAAATATATATAGGTGATGAGAATGATTACTTTGGTAGCTCTAAACTTCATTATGAGGTAGCAAATAAGAAAGCTACGTTCCAAAAAACATCAGTTGGTTTTGGAATAACTCCTACTGAGCTGGTCCATATTCATGGTGGTATTCTTTATTTAGATAAAACCCAAATCAAGGATAATAATGCAGACACTGGACTTGGTGGTCAAGTTTTAGGTACAAATAATGGAAATAATACAGAATGGCAATGGATTCCACAAACACTAACTTCTGCATTCTATCATAGTAGTAGCTCTACAAGTGTTCAATATATGCCTATTGGAGGAACACTAAGTGAAACTACTAGTAATCAATATTATAATAATTTTATTGCACCTGCTGATGGTAGAGTTAGACAAATAAGAATAAAAAATATAACAGGAACACCAACAGCAACAAGTTTTGCATCATTTAGAGTGTATGTAAATGGATCATTAGTAAGCTCACTAGCTCCAACAACAACTAACGGTGGAAGTATAGGAATGATGGGAGTAAGAAGATTTAGTGACACTCAAGCAACGTTTAGTGAAGGAGATAGAGTTCAATTTGCATTTGTAACATTTGGTGGCACAGGATTTATATATGGTTCTGCTGCAACATTTCTTATAGAATATACAGAAACAACTGATTTAAATACACCTTAAAATATATAATACTAATGGCAGCAAGTAATTTAAATAATGATATACAACTATCACATCCTTTATACAAGAATGATCCTGGAAGAACTAGACCAGGAAAGGATACTGATGGTGTAGTGAGAACACCTAGTAGTGAGACAGAAGATATTGCTGCTCACTCAACTATTCTAGATAGCGTTTCAGATAATGGTAAGTTTGAATATCTAATACCTATTATAAATAACTTAGAGTCTGTACGAGAGGATTTACAAGATCTTTATCAATGGACTGTTTGTGCATTTGGAAAAGATTGTAGTAAAGCTGCATCTCAGGGACCCAAAGGAGATACTGGTGCACAAGGTCCAAAAGGTGACACAGGTTCACAAGGACCTAAAGGTGACACTGGACTAACTGGTGCTCAAGGTAACCAAGGTTCACAAGGACCAAGAGGTTTACAAGGAGCAACTGGTGGACAAGGTCCTAAGGGAGATCAAGGTGACCAAGGAATACAAGGTAATACTGGTAATGCTGGAGTTAACGGAACTAGTGGCACAAGTGGAGCTAAGGGAAATACAGGTAGTCAAGGAATACAAGGAGTTAAAGGAGATACAGGAGTTCAAGGAATTCAAGGGACAACTGGTGCTAAAGGAAACACTGGTAATGCTGGAACAAGTGGTACAAGTGGAGTAAATGGCGCTAAAGGTGACACTGGTGCCCAGGGTGTAAAAGGAGATACTGGAGCACAAGGTATACAAGGAGTAAAAGGTAATACAGGTGCTCAAGGAGATGCTGGATGGGGTATAACTATGAAAGGTGAGGTGGCTACTAAAGCTAATCTACCTTCTACAGGTAATAGTAATGGTGATGCTTACATTGTTCAATCAGATGATTCTATTTGGTTATGGACATCAGCTGAAGGTTGGATAAGTGGTGGTTCTATTAAAGGACCTAAAGGAGATAAAGGTGATACTGGCTCTCAAGGAGCTACAGGACCACAAGGTAGTCAAGGAGTTAAAGGAAACACTGGTTCAACAGGTGCAGCTGGTGCCAATGGTACTAGTGGTACTAGTGGAGCCAAAGGTGCAACAGGAGCTAAAGGTACAACAGGTTCTCAGGGAATACAAGGTATTCAAGGTCCTAAAGGTGACACTGGTGCTCAAGGATCAACTGGTGCAAAAGGTGATACTGGTGCTGCAGGTGCAAATGGAACAAGTGGTGTGAATGGTGCAAAAGGTGCAACAGGATCTCAGGGTTTACGAGGACCCACTGGGCCTGCTGGATCTAATGGATCTAATGGAGCTCAAGGTATTCAAGGTATTCAAGGAGAGACAGGTGCTAAAGGTAATACAGGATCAACTGGTTCCCAAGGTGTAAAGGGTAATACTGGAAACACTGGCGCAGCTGGTGCTAATGGTACATCTGGTACCTCTGGAGCAAATGGAGCAACTGGAGCTAAAGGTGATACTGGATCTAAAGGTAATACTGGAGCAGCTGGGGCAAACGGAACTTCAGGAACAAGTGGTGCAAAAGGTGCAACAGGGGCTACAGGTAGTAGAGGACCACAAGGTAATGCAGGTGCAAATGGAACTTCTGGTACAAGTGGAGCAAATGGCGCTAAGGGAGCTACAGGTAGTACTGGAGCTCAGGGAGTTAAAGGTAACACAGGTAATGCAGGAGCTAATGGTACGTCAGGTGTAAGTGGAACATCAGGTGTAAATGGAGCTAAAGGTGATACAGGATCAAGAGGACCAGCTGGTTCAAATGGTACATCAGGTGTAAATGGTGCAACAGGCTCACAGGGTCCTAGAGGTTATCAGGGTATACAAGGAGTACAAGGTTCAACTGGTAGTACAGGTGCAACTGGTGGTAAAGGGGATACAGGAGCACAAGGAGCAAAAGGTGACGCTGGAAGTGATGCAACAATAGCATGGTTTAGCGCGTGTGGTGATAAAGAGACAGATCTTTATGTTGTATCAATTTGTGTTGATGACAGAAATGGTAAAATAGGCTTTACAAATAATAAAGGCACAGTTGTGTATTGTACAAAAACTAAATAGATTTAATCATATCAATAACCTTATCAGATTTTATACCTCTATGACATTCAAAATGTCTAGGGGTATTTTTATGTTCAGGACACCAATCCCAATCTCCTTTGTCAAACTTATGGTTTGGATTATTCCAACACCCATGACATAAAGATTCATCAGTCACTCTGTAACAACTAAACTCATGGTCAGCTTCTGTAAAGTTTGATATCATTATAACAGGGGTACCTATAGCCCAAGCTAACCAACTAAGTCCACTAGACAGTCCTATAAAGAATTCACTTTGTCTTATGCAATCAATTGTATACTCTAGACTAGTGTCCACTATCTTCTCACAGTTATCAAAGGGATTATTTTCTATAGATGTATTAACAACCATATAACCTTCACTATGTAAGTAGTTTATAACATCTTGCCACCCTTCTCTTGTCCAGAACTTACAACCAGCTGTAGAGTTAGTAGCTATAGTTACATATTTACCTGGAACATTGTAGTTATCTTTCATACCACATTCATTTCCCCAGTTACTTTTAACTCTAGGCACTATCTCTTTGTGCGTCAGCCCTAAAATATTGGAGGCGGCCTCTTGTAACGAAATTGTATTTGGCAACTTTGGTTCTCTGTTCTTGTCATAAAACCAACCTATCTTATACATTGCATGTATATTAGGTACGTCTGAACCAGGATTTACAAACTCTAATTCAGGATACACTTCTTCAAATAAGAAGTTCTTAAACGTACTTACAATCACTTTACAATTGTGTTTGTTCTGAAACTCTAGCGCGTAAGGTATCCATGCTATAGAGTCTCCTAAAGACTTGCTATCAAAGGCTATATACACACGCTTATTTTCTAAATCTAACGTCTCATTATGCACCTCTACACCATCTTTTAATACAACAGTCTTCCACTTTGTATAGTATTGTCTATTAAGAGTTGACCAGTGGTTAACCTTCATAACATTGTCATATATAAGCTCTTCTCCGTCAAACATATAAACAGTAAACTCGCTTTCAGATGTACCTGTTAGTTCTATCCTTGGTGTACCTATAAAACTTTGATTTATATGATAGTCATTGTGAGTTTCTACTTTTAAACTCATCACTTTCTTGTAAAACTCAGAATGTTTCTTTCCAAATACAGCACTGGTGTTGTTGTCAGGTACTTTATACTTTGGAAGATCATTTAGCAAGCGTTTTAGTTGGTTCTTCATCTTCATAGGGTTTAGATCCTCTATGTAAGGCGTGAACATGTCTTTATACTGTGCAAGGTTACGTGCTAGTATAGGTAGGCCATATGATATAGCTTCTCTAATAGCTAGTGGGTTGCATTCCCATACAGAGTTAAACATAAACACATCTGCAGCTAATAAGAACTTAGCTACATCATTACGTTCTCCCCATACAGTGACATTGCTTGGTAAGTCTACCATTAAAGGTTCCCAATAGTCTTGGAAGTTACCTGCTTGATTACCAACAAAGTGAAACTGTACATCTGGTAGCTTTCTTGCAATAGCTATACCTTCTCCCTGGTTCTTACCTTTTGTCCAGAGTCCTACATTCACTACGTGTTTTTTACTGATATCCAATCCTAAGTCATATTTAGCATTCATCTTGCTCTGCCAGTCATGTATCACTGCGTCTACTGGAAACTCTAGAACTTCTCTGTGAGAAGGCATGTTTTTAAATGTCTCTAAGTGATAGGGTGTACAAAACGCATATGCGTCTGGATGATACCTCTTATCCCTATCAGGTCTGAACGATATATTATGACAAGTTTCTACTACTCTCCAAGATCTATCCTCAGCGTATAATAATGGTAGTAGCTCTTCTGAACCATCACCTAAACACTCTGCCATTTCATCTATATGTACAATATCAATATCATTGTACTTTATAATGTCTATTAATTCTGTCTTATCATAACCTAAAGTGTAGAAGTTAGATACAAGTTGTTTTATCTGATTTTTTTGTACAACAAAGTGATCACTGTAGTTAGCCCACTCTACTACATATATATTAAAACCCTTTAAAGCTTTTATTCTTTTTAAAAGAAACTCAGGCATACCACCAGTAGACAAGTGTGGTGCTAGAAACAATATCTTTTTAGAAACTTTGTTTATCATGTTTTGCATTAAGATTGTATTCTTTTCTCCATGTAAAGCCATAAGATGCTCTTCTTTTGCAGGAACTGCTACCCACTCTGACGTATGATTAATGCTACCAGTAAACTCTAGTGACATTATATCTACATCTTTTGTGTAGTTTATATACATTATAGGTAATCCCTCATGTATATTATATTTCCATAATAATACATTTGCTATTGTTTCCTCGTGATACGGTGCATATAACCTGTGATTAGTTATAACTTTTGGGTGATTACACATCCACGACCACTCACTTATAAAATCTTTTGATTGTTGTCCTGCTACAAAATATCCTGTTTGTCTGTACTTGTTTCTAACTGATTGATCTACATTAAATAGATCACATGCTGGATATTCTAAACTAAGATGCAATTCATCTCTGGTTTCTACACCACCTCGTCCATCTATAAATAAATAGTCATATATACCTTCTACAAAATATGGATGTGTACAACCATCAGGATAGTGATCAAATATCTTAGTTATATTCTTAGTCACCACTGTATCAGAGTCTATATATGCTACAGTCTCTGCATAATTTTCTAAAGCGTCTAGTATAATAGCTGGCCTTTGGATAAGAAGTTTATATATATTGGGATCACTCCTATCAATATAATCCTTCTTTGAAGGGTTTGCACCATTTAGTGTCCAAGGTATTGTTCTAGATGCTCCGTGTACAGACTTGTTACAATTCATCATATAAACAATAACAGGAATGTCAGTGACACTGTTTATACTTTTTACTGCCATTGATATGACATCATAGTATGCTTCATTTGCATAAAGTACAAAGGCTTTATCTGCTTTCATAAGGTTTTGTGTTTGTAAACAAAGTTAGTAAAATAAATTAAAAGTTTATGCTATATTATGTGAAAATTGTGATTAAAAGGTTTGGTTATCTATAATGATCTAGCTATATTTGCTTATTACAAAAAAATTATCTATTCACTGATGCTAACCTAATCTTCTTCTCTCTGGTTAAGTATGCAGTGACATTTTTGTTACACAAAACACAAAACACATGGCCAATCCCACCTCATATCAAACACAGGTAAAACAAGAATTAAAAAATATGGATCATCGTCTAGACGAGATGGAGGAAAAAATGACCTCTATTGACGCAAAATTAACACAAGTAGTTGATGCTATATTAGGAAACTCACTAACTAAAACAGGTGGATTTGTTAGTGATATCGATCAGCTCAAAAAAAAAATAGAGCTCCTAGAGGCTCAAGTTAAGAAACAAGAAGAGTTTAAAAAGAAATTTACTTGGACAGTTGGACTTGTTACAGGAGGAGCGTTAATTATACAATATTTTATTAACTTATACACTAAAATTAAGTAATATGGAAAAATTGAAAAGCATTATTAAACTAATAAAGAGTTGGATTGTTTCTAATGGAGTAGAAGGCACTTTAGGACTATTATTAGGACTAATACTATGGGTTCTTGGATATAAAATATGGGCAGGCGTATCTTTTGGTGTGTTTGCACACAAAAACTGGGACATTGTAAAGTCTTGGATCAATAAAAAAGTATGAGTAGAAAAGAGAAGATAGATTATTATCTAAAAAAATGGATCAGTAGAAAGTTAACTGTGTTTATAGTAGCTTGTTTTGGTCTATTCTTAGGTAATATAACATCTTCTGACTGGGTAATAATAGCCACTGTGTATATATCTATACAAGGTGTTTCAGATCTAGTAGAAAAACTATTTAAAGCAAAGAAATCAGACATTCCAACATATAACCCCTATTCTAATGAAGATGAGTTATGAGAACAATAGACAAAATCATATTACATTGCAGTGCTACACCTAAAGGTAAGCATTTTGATGTTGATGAGATTAGACGTTGGCATGTTGAAGGAAGAGGTTGGAAAGACATAGGATATCATTATATAGTTTATTTAGATGGAAGTATACATAACGGAAGACCTATTGAAATCCCAGGGGCTCACGTCAGAGGACAGAATAAACACAGCATCGGTGTTTGTTATATTGGTGGAGTATCTAACGTAAAAGATAAAAGAGGCAAATGGCCTGCTGAAGATACAAGAACACCTGAACAGAAGGCAGCTTTATGGAGATTACTTATGGAGCTTATGGCTTGTTATGATGGTGCAACTCTTCACGGTCATAATGAATATGCTAGAAAAGCTTGTCCAAGTTTCTCTGTAGCAAAAGAGTATAAAGATATAATAGACTTTTATGAAAATAATTAACTTTTTTAAGGACCAGTGGTTCTTTGTTTTATTTATTATAGTTTTACTAATGATGCAATATGAATCAGATAAAACTATAAAGAAATATGAAGTACAATTAAAAGAGCTAAACTTACGAATAGAAATCTATGAAAGACAAGATGAACGTATGAGAATTCTTGTAGATAGTTTTAGTACTTTAGACACTAGAGTGGTGGAAAAAATAAGAACCATCAAAGAAAAAGAATATGTACAAATTAAAATGGTTGATAATATGCCTGTTAGTGACCTTCAAGAGTTTTTCACAGATAGATACTCTGAGAGCTCCAGTAGTAACACTAACTGAAAAGCAAGCTAAGCAGGTAATAAAAGATCTAATTCAATATGATAATCTTAAACTTATAACAGCAAAGTTAGAAGATAGAATATCATTATTTGAAAGGAAAGAGTTTAGTCTTTTACAAAGAATAAGATTAAAGGATAGCATTATCTCTATCAAAAATTCTTACATAGGTATACAAGAAGATATAATAAATAAGAAAAAACCTATAAGATTCAATGGTTTTGTAGGTGTTCAAACATTTCAAGCATCTTTAATAAATCCTATCTTATATATTCAAACAGAAGTAGAACTTGGAAAGTTTACAGTAGGAGGTAGACTGTTTGTGCAACCTAACAACCCTGGAGGGTATGGTTTTGTAGTTGAATATAAAATATTTTAAAATACTAAGAAATATGGATAACTGGGAATTAGAAATAGCATTTCATTGGCCACATCAAAGATTTGCACTAGGGTGGGAGTTTATAGAACCAACAGAAAAGTTTAATTATACAACCATTAAGCTGTATATCTTTGCAATATCACTAACATTAGATTTCTAACTAAATTAGTTAGAGAGTTTTAACACTTTTGATTATTTTAATTTTACACAAGATTAAGATAATTCTAGGAATATTCATAACTTTGTTACAATGTAACAATTAATACAAAACGAAATGGCAATACCAAGCAAACAAATTGGCTGGGGTGAAACAGAAAAACTTCTTTGGAACATCTCAAAACAGTTAGAAAGACTGATTCAGGTTTCAGGTAAGTGTTGTACAACTACAACAACAACTACTTCACCGTAAGACAAACTAAAACCAACAACTACATAATGAAAGACTTAAAATTTATCTGTGCTCAACCAGATGATACTTACTACACATGGCAAGTTCACCTCTGGTTAGAAAGTTTAAAGAATATAGGACATTCTGATAAAGCAATTGTTTTAATATTTACTCCAGCAAGAAGAGAGTTTAATGATAAGTGGAAAAAGATACAGGACCTATATCCAGAAACTGAATTTAAATTCTACAAAGACGAAGATATAAATAATCCACAAGGAGTAAGTAGATTAATAAGTGTATACATACCTGTACTAAGACCATGGTTACTTTGGAACTACTTCAAGGAGAATCCACAAATGTCTCAATCTGCTGTATTTTATTGTGATAGTGATATACTGTTTACAGATAAATTTAATGTAGATGACTTTGCACAAGATAACACATGCTATCTTTCAGATACAAATAGCTATATAAACTCTCAGTACTTTGATAGTAAAATCCATCAAGTGCTACCAGAGAAGTTAGAAGAATACAAGAATAGAGATATTCTTGGAGAAATAGCTAGTGTAATAGGTATAAGTAGAGAAATTGCTGAACAGAATGTAAAACACTCAGGTGGAGCTCAGTACTTTCTTAAAAATGTTACTGCATCTTTTTGGAGTAAGGTTATGAATGATTGTATACTAATTAGAACTTACTTACAATCAGTTAATCAAGAGTTCTTTAAAGATGAGAACACTGGATTTCAAAGTTGGTGTGCAGACATGTGGGCCGTACTATGGAACCTCTGGTTGTTAGATCATGAAACAAAAGTAGTACCTGAATTAAATTTTGCATGGGGTTCAGACCCAATAACTAAACTAGAAACATGTACTATATACCACAATGCTGGTATTGTTTCTACACATCAACAAGAAAGACCTTGTTTTTACAAAGGTAAATATCACTCAGGTGCAGATCCTACAAAAGATCCTCACCTAGATATAGTTCTTAATGACGAGAAATCAAAACTATTATGTAATTGGCATTATGCTAATGAATTGAATAATATAAAACAAAAATATAAATTAAATTACTAACCCTTTAAACTTAAAAAATGGGAAGCATTAACAAACGTCCGTTAAAAGCTTTTGTTAGATTCGATGGATCTGGCAGAGTAGTATCAGGTAGCCTTGTGTTACGTAGAAACAAACCTAAAGTAGGTAACTGGCAAGAAATTGTAGCATACGAATGCTGCAATCCTACAACAACAGCAAAATCATATCCTGCAGGTCAGGTATCATCTGCTTCAGATGCAGCTGATGCATGTGCACTAACTCTAGATACAGTAGTGTATTTAAAACTAGCTACAGTAAATGTGATAGCAGTTGGAGATATTGTATATAATGACGCAGCTGGATTAAATCCATATGATGGAAGCACAAACTTTCATAGAGTGGCAACACCAGATGGTGAAGATTGGAATGTCAAAATTGCAGTCACTGGAGTTGTTACAGCAGTAAATCTATGCGCATAAACTAAATTATATAGCTCAGGGATATAACCTCCCTGGGCTTATATATTAAACTAATTATGGCAAAGCAAAAGAAAAAAGGACCTAGCTGCTGGAAAGGTTATAAAGCTGTCGGTAAAAAGAAATCACCTAGTGGTAAAAAAACTAAGAGTGGTAGAGCTAAGATGGTAAACAGATGCGTTAAAAAATAAACATACATGCAGGTAAGCAGGAAGTTTTTCCCTGAAGTTTTGTTAGAGAATGAAAAAGCATACTTTGCACACTTACAAGGTGTAATAGATTCTGTTGATGAATACTCTAGCTTGCAAATAACAAGAATGAAAGGCTCTTATATATTTAGGCTAGCACCTAGTGTACCTAAATACAACAACATGTTGTTAGAAGAGATCCTGAAGCTGCATAAAATGTTTAACATACGTCTAGATATATCTAAAAGCATTAAGACTACAGGCACTATTGTTTTTAAAATAAATTTGGACGAATAATAAAAATTTAGTAAATTTGAATTAATTTTATAAACCAATAATTAAAAACTATGGCACAGTACGATCCAAACAAGCGTTACACATGGGGACCTGACTCTAAATTTGAAATATCAGGACAAGACTTTGGACTAATCCTTAACACGGTTAGAACATTTTTAGCAAGTGAAGAAGCTGGTAAATATCAGTTAATGATGCGAACTAATGAAGTAATTGAAAAACTTATGGAACAAGGCGTTTCAGCTGATGTAATTGTTGAAGCTCCTGAACAAGAAGTACAAAAACAACCTGCTCCTATGCAAATTGTAGAAGAGTAAAATCTAAAATATCATGATGAAAAAAGCAGCTTATGGGAAGTCTATGAAGGCTAAAGCTGGGACAAAGAAAGTAAAAAAAGCAGGATATGGTAAAACTATGAAAGCTAAAGCTGGATTAAAGACACCTAAACCTTCACAAAAAGGACTTAAAGCATTACCTACAGCTGTACGTAATAAAATGGGCTTTGCTAAAAAAGGTAAAAAAGTAGTAAAGAAAGCTCAAGCTGGAGGTGTTGCTGGAAAGTCTAAAAAAGCACCTATGGTAGATCCTAAAGGAGCTTGGACTAAAGTACAAGAACGTACTATTGCTGGAAAGAAATATAAGAAAGCAAAAGCTGGTTGTAAAACTAGAAAAAAATAAACTGCTAACTAACTAACAAAGAAGCCCCTTAATTGGGGCTTTTTTTTTGAAACTATTTTAACTATAATACGTGTAATCATTACTAAATACATTCTTTTCAAAGAACTTATGTTTAGTTTTAAATTTATGTAATAGATAAGGTAAACTTATTTGATCTTGCACAGACCATAAACAGTTATGATAAAACCATTCTTTCATTAAGTTATATTCTTTATTCTCCACTACATTTTTAGAGTAAATAAATGTACCACACTCTATTAAAAAGTTATCACTCCAATCTTTATCTTTTTGATAATGTTTTAACTGTTCACCTATTTTTTCTTCTTTATATCTATCTACTATGTATTGATTTTCATCATTCAAAAGACCTAAAACAAATTGAACTTCTGATTGTACAGAAGCTCTTCCAGAATGCTTAAAGAAACATGCATCAGTACCTTTACAATAGTCTACTATTCTTTCAATTGCTGTATTGTAAAGTAGAGAAAAAGAAGAGTCCATCCATATGTAGTAATCATATCCTGGATGTTCTTCCCAAGCTAACATTTTTGGCATTTTTGCACGTAATCGAGGGTGCATTGCTAAAGGTCTAGCACTGTCAGTTTGATCACTTACTCTGTTAAGAGTTATATCGTATTTGTTAGACTCTTGAGGTACCCATGTAGAATGAATAGAGCTACTAAATGATGCTGTTGTAACTAAAACTTTAATCACTGTTTATTTATATAATCCTCTAACATTTTATCATATGGTTTTTGCCAAGCAGGAACTAAATGTATATCACCTGTAGGTATCTCACCCTTTGCTCTTAAGCTTTCTATCCATGCAGAATGTCTCTGTATAATATTAGGCCTAATTTCATCATCTGTACCTTCTCCAGATTGATGATAACCTCTACCGCCCCACATATAAAACCAAGAAGCTTCATTGTCAGGCATCTTAACATTTACTACACCACCTAAGGTATGAATTCTACTAGTTAATGTTGTATCACCTCCTGCGTTCTCTAAAGGACTCTTACCTATTCTTTCCCACACATCTTTACTGTACACTATACCTGAGTTACCCACTCCAGTTATAGCTGTAATACTAGGTTCATTATAGAAAACACCTGTTTCCCAATGAATAATGTTAGTATCCTCTTTCCAATGATTAGCTATATTCATTAGATGATTAGACATAGCTACATCATCATCATCCCATACAGCAATAAGATCTCCATTACATCTTTCAATAGCGTAGTTTTCTTTCTCTCCTATTAAAGGAAAAGTTTCATCTAGGTTATATATAGTAACTTGTGGGTGATCAAAGATGAGTTTCTGCTCAGGATAGTCATTAACTATTATAAGCTCACATCTATCTGCTGGATACTCTTGTATAAGAAAACTATGTAGAGCTTCCACTAACGTGTCCACTCTACCATAGGTTATACATTTACATGATATAAAAGGAAGAAGTTTCATTACCAGACATGTATTACATCAAAAGGAGATACTAATAATACATCTAAGTCTTCACTCAATGGGATTAACATTGCTTCTTTTAGTTTAGCAGGATCTACAAGAATGCGATCTCCACTTTTTACAATACTAACTGATTCACCTACATCATAAACTGTAAGCTTAGACATCTTTTTCAACATCTCTCTTTGTAGTTCTTCTTTAGTAGCTGAATCAACTATAATTTTACTTTTCTCTTCTTTTTTAGGAACATTAACGTATATTCTATTTCCTAAAAGTTTTTTGTACGGTTTTGCCATTTTATTCTATGTTTGTTAGTTTTTTAAATCTTACTATATCTTCTCCATGTAAATAAGCTTCCGTTTGAAACACTTCAACCTTCTTCTTTGTACCAATCACTTTGTTAGTCTTGGTGTTGATGTTAGGCACTTCTGTAACACGCTCATGCATGTCATCTAAGAGCACTACAATAGTGTCACTTGATGTTTGTACACTTCTAATTATCTTGTTTACATTAATACTATCAGTAAACTCTGCATATTCTACAGGGTCTGTACCTTCGATAGGTTCTTTTCTTGTGTAATAAAATTGATTCATTGTTTTTGGTTTTATTTATTTTTCCACCTTACATCAGCGGCTAATTCATTTATAATATCTTCGTACTTCTTTAGAGATATAAGTCCAACTTCTCGATGAACTTCTTCACCCTCAATTTTAAATATCATAGCAGGTACACTTCTTACATTGTACTCTTTTGCTAAATCCATTTGTGTATCTATATCTACATTTGTAATACCTTTTACACCTTCTAAGGTTTTTGATAACATTTTACAAGGTCCACACCAAGTGGCACTAAATTTTAATACTTCAATCATGAGAGATTATATTTTTTTAATAAGTGATTACGTCTTTTATTAACTTCATCATACCTATAGATATCTGCCTCTACATTAGCATGTTCGTCAACTGTCAAAAATATAATATTTTCTTCGTCCAACCTAATATCTGGATATTTATTTTTTGGTAGAATATGGTGAAAGTAAGTGCTAAGAGCTTCTGTTCCTAAATAAGTATTACTTACTTCAGATCTGTGAGGTCTTTTACTCCACAAAGTTTTAAAAAATGTATGATCAGAATTTGGTTGGGATTTTCCAACACTAACCCTTTTTTTAAGAGCTAGTGTTGGTTTTTTAAATCCTTTGTTGACAGATAATTGTTTTCTAGGTTTATGTTGAAAGCAATACTCAGAGTTTGAGTTCTTTCCACAAACTAAACATTTCATAAATCAGATGCGTCAAATAAATCAGGTGATAATGTTTGAGGTGCAACAACATTTATATCCTTTGCTGCTTCATAATGTATACCATCATTACCGTTTTGCCCTATAATATTCATTCTTTCATCATTTTCTACAATTGGTTCTGGTTCTACTTCAGATTCCTCTTCAATACCTTTAATTGCAGAAACTAATGTAGACTTTATTGTATCAAAAAAGTTTACATCTTCTAATACCATTTGTTTAAATTCTTCTAAGTCATATTTTACACCGTCAAATGTATATGTTTTACCATACTTACGACCTAGCTCAAAATCATGTAGCATTTGTAATGCTTCTCCTACTCTATCAATACCTATACCGTATATAATATCAAATTGATGCTTCTGGTATGGAGGTGTCATCTTGTTCTTTGTACATCTAACTTTAGTAATGTTACCGTACACATCTTGACCATCTTTTGCTAGTGACCTGCTAACTTCTATTCTTACATCAGAATAAAACTTTAGTGCATGACCACCTTGTGTAGTTGTAGGATTACCAAACATAACACCAATCTTTTCTCTGTATTGAGATATTACTATAAGACATGTGTTTGTATTATGTGCAATAGACTTTAGTTTTGGGTAAGCGCTACTGTTCAATCTAGCTTTCTTACCTATTGCATGTTCTCCTACTTCTCCATCTAATACAGCTTTAGGTATTAACGATGAGTCTGAATCTATAATAATAAGATCCACCTCTCCAGATGACATTAACTCTACAGCAATGTTAAAACCTTCTTCTCCAGATGATGGTTGTGCAATTAACATACTTCCTGTGTCAACACCTAGAGCTTCAAAGTAATTTTTATCAACAGCATGTTCGCCATCAATATAAACCACTTTACCTCCTTTAGCTTGAGCGCTAGCTACAGCATGTCCACATATAGTAGATTTACCTGTACCTTCCCAGCCCATAAGCTCGTACATTTTACCTTTTGCAAAACCACCTATCCCTAAGGTGATCCAATCGAAACCTATTGATCCTGTACTAATCAGGTCATAGTCCCCTCCTGTTTTACTGTTTAAAGCTAATACAGTACCTTGACCGTATTGCTTGTTCAATTTTTCCAGCGCATCCTGGAACTTATTCCCTGTTTCTTTTAGCTTTTTTGCCATATTTAATTGTTTTTAATTATGTTCAAATATACAAAATTCCACTCTATTTTACAAGCAAAAAAAAGCCTTAGATTACTCCAAGGCCCTTCTTCACAATTAAAAAACAGAACAGAAAATTTTAATCCAACTCATCTCTGAGTTTTATATTACCTTTTATGGGTAAATCATATGGACAATGTCTGCAACTTCCACCACAACATGGCCCTCTATGAAGTAGATACTCGTTTGTAAAGTGAACTCTACCTTTTTCAAGGTAGTAATCACTATCCTTTATATCTCTTTTCATTTTTCAAATGTATGAAATGTAAAATAAACCACAAAATCTTATTGAAAGATTCTAAAGATTTATTATCACTAATTTAGTTAGCCTTCACAACTTGCACACTCTAAAATATTACGTGCAAATGCTTGAGCTGAACTTTGACTAAACTGATAGTAAAGAGTCTTAACTCCTTCCTGGTGAGCATAAAGGTAAAGTTGATTTATATCTTTAGCAGGTACACTAGGATCTATCATAAGATTTAAACTCTGCGACTGATCAATAAACTTTTGTCTCTGAGCAGCTTGTAGTATTATTTCCTTAGGACTAATCTCTATAAAGGACTTAAACACTTTTTTAGTAGGAAACTTTAAATGCTGTACAGACCCATCCTTCTTTAAAATAGAATCCCAGGTCTTTTCGTTATTCATTTCATACTTTTCCAATTCAGCTTCTAAGAAAGGGTTCTTGTAAATAGTCTTAGACTTAGCAAGATCTTTAATAAAGTAATTAGACTTGATAGGCTCTATACCCATAGACACAGCACCGTGTATAAATGAACTAGACTTAGTAGGAGCAATGGCCATAAGAGTAGTGTTAGCATACCCTTCTCTAATTGATGTGTATCCTTTAGCATCGTGTAACCATTTAGAGGCAGCCTCACTTCTTTCTTTAATAGTACTAAAGATTTCATGATTAATTTGCTTAGCTTCTAAAGATTCAAACTCTATAAGTTTTGACTGAAACAAAGAATGATATCCTAATACTCCTAGGCCTATAGCTCTGTGTTCTTTTGCAAACTTAAAAGCTCTTCGCATTCCTGGTAAGTGCTCTGCTTTTTTTATAAACTCATTCATTACAGCATTTAAGAACAAAACATAAGTTTCAACAGCGTCTGTCTTCTTTATTTCATCCCAATGCAATGCATTTATAGATCCTAAACAACAAACAAAGCTATGAAAGCTATCAGTTGGTAACTGTATCTCACTACATAAGTTTGATGCAGTTATTTTATAACCAAGTTCCTCGTAAGGTGTATTCTTATTAGAATTATCAGAGAACATGATGTATGGAAATCCAAACTCATTACGTCTTTGTATAATCTTGGCCCATATCTTACGTTTCTCTTTACTACCAGACTTCATAGATTTTAACCAAGCGTCTGTAACAGTAATACCGTATTGTAAATTCTGAATAGGGTTACCTTCTGTACCTATGTCTAGAAATTCTTCTATATCATCATGCTCTACTGGTAAGTATACAGCACACGCTCCACGTCTAGCAGCAGATTGTTTACACACATCCACTACAGTGTCATACATTCTAGCATAGTGAATAGGTCCGTCTGCTTGACCTCCTGTACTAATAGATGATCCTCTAGGTCTTATGTTTCCTAGGTAAGCACTTGTACCTCCACCATATTTTGACATCATTCCTATCTCACGTCCTGCATTTAGTATGCTATCTAGTGTGTCATCCACATTAGATCCATAACAACTAATGGGTAAACCTTTTGATTTACCAAAGTTGATCCATACAGGAGTTGACAAACTATAATATCCCTTTGCCATATAATCCTCAAACTTATGTGCAAAGTCTTTTATATTTAGATATTTCTCAGCAATATTTGCTATGTCTCTAATTCTTTGTTCAGGTTCCTCATCTAAGTATCCTCTGGACAAAAACTTTCTACTGTCCTCGTTGAGCCAGTAATATCTTTTGTACTCCATGTTGATTTATTTAAATTGTTCTGTTTCTTCTTTTACCGTCCCATTGGACTTTCTTGGATTTACCCAACATTAAGAACTTAGAAACTCTTTTATTAAAGTTTCCTCTTTCTGTGTTAAGCTGAGTGTTACCATTAGTTTGCTCTGTTATCATTGTATTATTATTTAAAATAGATCATCTTCAGTGATGCTCTTACTTTTCTTATTGTAGTCCACACTTTTCTTATAGAAGAAGTCTCCTTCTTTAGTCCCTGTAATTTCTATGTCAAACCACTTAGTTGATGATATCAGATCTTTATCTACATCAAATATAGAATCCATACCTATTTTTTCTAGAGAGTTGTTAAATCTGTTCATGATAAAGTGTTGTATTGTTTCTTTGGGTAGAAAACTAAGTTCTCCTTTCTCAAAGATCCAATCTAATATATCACACTCAGCAATATAAGCTTTCTTACAAGCTGAATAGATTAAGTTCTCAAACTCTGCATCAAACCAATCAGGATTCTCTTTCTTAATGATGTTAATAATCTCAGCTCCAAAGTTACCGTGTATCTCTTCTTCCTTACTAGTAGCCTCAACAACATTAGATATACCCTTGAGTACATTCTTTTCTTTGTTAAAGCTCATCATAATTAGAAACTGACTAAATAAACTTACGTGCTCTATAAATAGTGAAAACAATAACACAGACTTAGTGTACATCTTATTATCTCTAGAGCGTGTACCATCTAGGTATTTATTTAAATACTTAAGTCTACCTTCTATTGCAGGAACTTCTATAACTTTCTGAAATTCTTTTTCAAGACCTAATATCCTTAATAATCTAGCATAAGCATCTTTGTGTCTTACCTCTGACTCAGCAAACGTCATTCCCACATCACCCACTTCTGTAATAGGCATACGTTTATACATATCAGCCCAGAACGTCTTTACATTAACTTCTATCTGTGCAATTGCAAGCATAGTCTTCTTAATAACATCACGCTCTTCAGGAGAGATTGTTACTTTAAAGTCTTGTATGTCTTCTGTAAAGTTGAATTCTGTATCAATCCAGTAGGAGTGTCTGATAGCGTCTTTGTAGTCTAATAGTTGTGGGTACTCATAAGGTAGTATATTTACTCTACCTTTAAAGATGTCTTTATTCATATTTCTAAGGGTTTACCGTTTTTATCTAGGTTTATTGATCTTAATCTTTCCTCTATTTCAAATTCCACCTTTAGTATTAAAGATATCTTTTCTTCTAGCTCGCTGTGTATAACATGACCTACATATGGCATTATCTCAGTTAGGTTTGTTTCTACTCTAGGTATCCCACGAATAGTTGACACTTGTTTGTATCTAAAACCATCTACTTTTAAAAAGTCAGTAAATGCAACATTTAAAAATTGTACAACAGCTGGAACATCTATTACAAGTCCTCCACCCTCACAAATTAATTCATAAGAGTCATTAAATTCTTTTGCTGTTCTCATGACCATGTTATTGTTTGATACCAATAGGGACTAGAAGTCTTCTCAGGTTGTGTACCTAAGGGCTCTTTTTTCTCTGAAAGGTGTGTGATTAACATTTCAGCCTCTTGGTCTGAAATTTGATTATCGGACAGCAAATCTACTATTATTTTTCCAATTGTTCTCATAATTCTTCATCTTTTTTTACACCTTCCACAACTTCCTGATTCTCAGCAGCTGCAAGGTTTTCCTCAAGAAGAGGTAGAGCTATTTTCATTGCAGATACATCAAACTCTTTTCTGGTAGTATGTTTATTAACGTCAACCTTTTCTTCTGTTCGAGCGTTAAATACATCTCCTAAGAACTTTTCATCTTTTACAACTATACTTATTAGCACACCTTGACTGTCTAGTATATCTAGTATATTTCTAGGAGCCTGTGATATAATGTTTTCTATTTGCTCGTCTGTAACTGTTGTATTAGCCATAGCCTGTTTAAAGTCATCATCATCCTTAAAGTTTTTTATATTAGTTGCTAATCTTTCTAAAAACCACTCTTTGATATATTTTGCAGCTCTTTTGTTTTCTTTTAAAATTTCAATTGTTTTCATACTAATTCAGTGTTTGTTATTAATTCAATGTTTAATGTTTCTTTTGCTATATCAAAACCATCCCATACTTCAAGATCTTTAGACCATTCAATGCCAATCTTATCTTCCCAATATTTAATCATATCTTCTGTTTTGTTAAAGATTCTATATTGCAAAGACACTTGATCTTTATGAAGGCCATTCTTTTTAATCTTTACTACTCTTGAGAATGATTCTTGAAATTCGTTTGATGTTTCAGAATATTTACCTTCTTTAACAAGATTAAAATCTTCTTTAAAGTTAGAATTTAGTTTATATACTATTACTACATATCCATTTGGATAATCATAATCATCTATAACAGACTCTGTTCTATCATATTCATCATCTAGAAACTCTCTAAATTGCTCTATATCTTTAGGTAGAAATAAAAGATATACAGAATCTGGGTATTGTATATCTCTATCTACATCACTAATATAGGCATTTACAAATCCATTATTTAATAATGAATCTTTTGGCACTTTTAGAGTGGGTACCATAAATATGCTTGTTATTGTTTTTTTCATTAGCGTTTATTAATTGTTTCAAGTTCATCTTGTGTGTATAGTTTTAATATACTGTAATTTAATCTAGCTTGTTCTTTAGCTATCTTACCATTACCACCGCTTGCTTTTAGATATCCTCTAAATATAGCTTTAGTAAATTGATAGTCTGTCATTCCCAGATGCATGTTATCTCTACACCACGCTTTACCAACCCTGTAAGCTCCAGGTATACCATCACCACTGTCACCTATTACCACTTGAGAAGCTATAGCTAGTCTACTTTCTTCCTTAGAGATCTGTTTAAACTCTCCTAGAGTGTCTCCATGGCTCCTATAATTATAAAATGGTACATCAGGACAGTTATATAGTACATCTTTATCTATAGCTGCTACAACACAATTACCTTCGCTTAATAAATAAGCATCATACACGTAATCATCAGCCTCAGCTCCTATAGATGGTATAGCATTTAATTCTTCTAACATGTAAAGTGATATTATTGGTATAAGATCATTTTTTTGCTTTCTGTTAGACTTATAATCAGGGTAAAGTTTATATCTAAAGTTACCACGACCTCTTACAAATATAAAAGTTTCTTGTATATTATAAAACTCTTCTATGTTATTATGAATCTCTTCCAACTTAGTTCTAGTTCTATACTTAGCTTCTTCTATTCTTTCTTCTTCTGTTGGAAACTCCATCAGAGAGTCTTCAGGAAAGTGTGATGCAAAATACATAATACTATCAGCATCTATTATCAATACTCTTTCTGTGTTGTCATACTTAAGAGGACAGTTCTTAACTTCTTTTACAACTATATCAACTTCTTGAATAGTTTCTGCTTTAACTCCCTTTATCATAACTTCCCTTTTGATTTAACGTACTCAATTTCTCTCTGTAAATAATCTAAAGCTTTATGTAAATCCTTTAGCTCGTTCTCTTTCTTTCCTGCTCTAGCTATATATTTTAGAACATTACCCCTGTTGAACGAAAGAGAGTAATCGTTACACACGTCTATAATATCATACTCTTTTCCATTTTCATAATGTTCAGGCGTTTTAAAATACTTAATAGCATTATTCATAAAATGTTTCATTTTTTAAACTGTTTTAATTGTTTTTCTAATTGTGTTTTTTCATCATGACATGTTTTACAGAGCACCTGTAAGTTTTCCTGTTCACAAAATAAAGTATCTACGAAAGCTGGAAGATCATTTGAGCAATTTAAGCTACCTGCAGGCTCTATATGATCAACATTAACTTGATCACTTTTAAACCAGCTTTTACACTTATTACAATGGTATTCCCACTTCTGTCTTTTGTTCTTTCCTTTGTAAGCTCTTCTTGCTAATTTTTTACACTCAGCAATTGGTTTCCACCATCTACTCTTTTGTCTTAATGCACTTCTAATCATAGACCAAAACATTGATTCTGTCATTGTTCCAGCATTTTTAGTGCGAGGTACTCTTGGTTTTTTTACTGCTCTTTTTGCCATAATTTTAAAATTAAAGGGATAACAAATATAATTCAAATAAATGTTATCCCCTAATTTATTAATCTACCATACGAACTCTTGCAGTAATCTCAGCTTTCATCTCTTCAAGACTTCCAATAATATTACGTACATCTATAGAAGATATATTTGGTAAGCTAAACTCATATTTGTTAGATTCCTTTGCGAAACCTTGTTTAACTTTGTCCTGTAGATCATCAAGCTCACGTACAGCATAGACTTCATCCAACTGAAGAGTGTCAAACTCATTGTCATGAAGAATACTTGTAGCTTCTTCTCTTGGTACAGTCATAATTGGAAGATACTCATAGCATCTACCTTTGTGTGTACCAATACCAACCACCTTCATAGGGTTGATAAGAACAAGAACAGACTGATCACCACATCCTACATAGTGTATCTGGTCAGAAGTAAAATGTAAACCAGCTGCAGCACAATCTTGTGTTGACCAGTTACATTCTTCTTGTGGCATGTTCACCACTTTACCAATACGTATGTCAAATGTTTTAGTCCAATCATCTGTAAAACGATTCTCATGTCTGTTAGGTAGATCTAGGTATAAAGCTGTAAGTTTACCTATTTCTTCTCCATGGTCTACTTTCACAGAAGTTGTATACTCATAAGGTTCTACCTCACCTGTACCATCACATGTTTCACATTCTACCCACTGTTCTTCATTCCATTCATCTTCATCATCATAACAGTCACCATCATCATAGTAGCCACCTTCTCCATCACAATCTGAACACACTGTAGTAGTGTGTGTTTCTTCATTGTACAATCTATCTACATGTACAATCTTATATTCACCATCTTGTAAGAATACAGTATAATCATCTGGACTTTTCTTCCATACAGCTTTTACTTTGTTATATGTATTAGATATAAAATGTACAAGCTCTGGAGATCCATGTAGTGTAACAACATTACGTAGCGCTACAAAGAATCCCTGCTTAGTTATACGAAAGCTGTTCTCTTTTAAGAATCTATACAGCTCATGTGCAACCTCAGCTCTTGGGTTAAGTGCACACCACATAAAGAAGCGCTTTAAAGATTGATATCCATCATAATCATTTAATGGAATACCTAAAGCTTTAGCACGACTCACTTCATCAATTAGTTCTTCAACTAATAGCTGTGGTAGAGATCTAGATATACCTTTAAAGTATACTGAATCTCCATCAATTACAAACTCACTACACTCTTCTAGGACAGTAAAGCCCTTTCTAAGAGCCTTTAGTCTTCTTTCTGATTCATCTCTCTCTGCAACTTCAGAAACTACATTAGGATCACTAACGATTGTATAGAGGTGTCCAATGGTAACAGCTGACTCTGCAGCATGATAATCATCTTCAGTAGCATTTACCTTAGATATTATAGAATTATCATGTAGCACAATAGTAAGCACATCATTTACTAACTTTATAGTCTTGTAGGGATTTTCTTGAGGAGAACTATCGTTGTCTACCTCTTCAACTAATTTATCAAGTTTTTTCTCGATAACCTTTTCAATTGAGTGGTCCACTTTATTTTTGAACCACTCTAAACTTAGAAATTTACTCATTTTTAATTGTATTTAATTGTTAATTATTCTCTTGTTCTTGTTCTTGTTTATGTTTAAGAAACTGATAATGATTGTTTATAGCAACACCATTGCATTTAAAAAGCTGAGCTAAACAGTCTAAAAGACCGTTTTGTCTGTGACTTTCACCAGTTCTTAAACTAGATGCAATAGTATTTACATAAGCATGCTCTTTTAGGAAAGCTTCTAATTCTTGTATCAAATCATATATCTCAGCGTTAAATAGATTATCATCTTTAGCAAGTTCAAGTAATTTCTCTCCATGTTTAAAAGATTGATATCTACCACCTCCAATATACGTTTTCTGATATTCAGATATTTTCTTAAATTTATCTGATAATTTAGACTTAACTCTATCAATTAGATAACTTTTCTCAAATAGATCAACATTATAGTCCTTGTTTATAAACTTCCAGCAAAGTAATGCAGTCATATATTTAATAAACATATCATCACCCTTTATAAAGTCATCATAAGAAACTAAATTATCAATTTTAGGAGACTTCTCTAATGCTTCTAACTCCCTCGTTGAAAACGTAATATACTTTATACTCATGCGCTTAGTTTCTTCATACAAATTATCAAGCAGCATGTAATCATCATGATTAGTGTATACGTAAGTACAACTTCCCCCTTCTACAGACTCAATATTGATTCTATGTGATACAAATTTACAGTTCCTGCCATCGCTATATCTGAGAAGCTCTTCACCTATTTTACAATTGAAGTCTCCTGCAACCTTTTCACCTTTAGCAGCTTTAGTAGCTCGCATCTTAGATACAGTGTTAGCTTTTCTATCATCTATCCAGTGTTGAGGTACTATAATAGCATCAGCATCTCTAAGAGATTTTAAAAGTAATGACTCTACATACTGAAAGTCTTTAATTACACCTCTCCACTGAGATTTAGGGTAATTAATTAACTTTAGAATCTCATAGTAACTATCTTTACCAGTGATACTTTTTAGAGGATAAGACTTTGACTTGCGAATAAATGTAACTCTTCTAGAATTACTATTATTATTTTTAGCCTTTTCAGTAATTATATCTTCACAAAGCTCTCTAAGATACGCCTTTTTATGACCTCTCATTGAATCTTGCATCTTGAATGTATATTTTTCCATATCATTCCAGTTTACATTTCTTCCCCAATGGCTTTCTTTTATCTGATACATTCTAGTATTTTCATACCTATAGTTAGCTTTGTATTCTCCCAAAAGATAACTAAACTCATGTCTACTAAACGTAGAGATGTCCCAGTTGTCTACTCCTTCAAGTTTTGGTTTGGCAAAAGGAATTGTTATGTAGTTCTTTAAACCTTCCAAATCAAACTTTTTTCCAAACAGATCTATTTCTCTCTTAGAGTTGTAGTAGTAATTTAGAAAACTCATAACATCATCACTATCTGTAACATTTTCATTATACTTTTGTACATAATAGTCAGAAAACTCAGATAATTTACTAAGAATCTTTGACTTTGTTTCCTTTGTGTAAATCAAAGATTCCCTGTTTGGAGTTGGAAACAAACCATCTGTCAGTTTAAATCTTAAACCCAGTGGCAAATATATAGTGTCTATACCTAGTTTGTCAAAATCAATAGGGTAATAAACATTATCAAGACAAATGTGTAACTTATCATCATCAGCTATTTCAGAGAATTGAAATAGTTTAGATCTATGAATAGTAAAGTTGTTATCAACATCATCTACATTAAAGTATACATCCTCAAAGTATGCAAGCTGTTGCTTTATCTTTTTCAGAAAATCATACTTATCACCCCATTTTATAGGTACAATAACTTTTACACCATTACACTCTGTTGTAGGAGTTTCGTTAATTAAATCAATAGTGTTAGTTTCTTCACCTTCGTACATCATATACTTACGTTCCATACCATCTTTTCTACATGTAAAATAGAAACTACTAGCATATGCTAAAGGAGCTTTGAAACCAAGACCCATCATACCAAGCTCTGTATCACTATCACGTTTAGTAGACTTACCATACTTACTGATAATGTTTTCTACATCGTGGTGATCTAGACCTGTACCAAAATCCTCAACAGAGAATTCCCAGTTATTAGAATTATTCTGTACCAGTGACACAACTATAGGTTTATCAACTCCAGCTCGTCTGTGGCTATCAAGTGCATTACTTGCACATTCTCTAATAGTTGAACCTATTGCATCTGAATAAAGGTTCTTACTTAACATCTGCATTAATACTTGTGCAGAATCCATGTCTAGTGACATACCTATACTCTCATTTTTCTGTCCTGAGTATAGAACATGTGCCTGTTTTTGTTTTTCTAATCGCATTTTACTATTTATTTATTAATTATTATCTCCTCGTTTTACTAACCAGATTGATTTATAACAAAAATCAAATCTTACGTTTTGTTTATTATCTGCAAACCTTTGTCCAAATTTGCTGTTGATTCTATTACATACAGCTGATGTAAATGCCATATAGGGTGCTCCTTGAAAATCTTTGTATTGTTTCTGTTTTGGTGGTCTTACAATTTGCATGTAGTTGAGGTCTATACCTCGTACAATTACTTCATCTCCTACTTGGAGATCTTCCATTTCAATGGCTCTGTTTACATTATTATTCATCATAATTAAATCTATTAGTTATATATACTTGTTTCCAGTTTAAATCCACTTTTACTATTGGATCATTTTCATTAGGTATTCTAAACTCATAAGTTTTATAAGTGTTACTCCAAGGTTGCTTAGTGTAATGATTAATACCTGTAGTTGTCTTCATAGTTATAGCAGCTCTACACTTTACAGCTATGTATCGTGTTTTACCATTGTGCCATGTTTTTAACTTACTAACTCTTGGAACTTCTTCCACTATATAACATCTCATCTCTGAGCCTTGGTTAGTAATGATTTCGTCTCCTGGTTGTAATTTACCAGTATCTTCTGTTAATATTCCGTTCATTTTCTTGTTTTTTTAAAATGGATCTTCACAATCTTTTAGCCAATTGATGCTATATCCGTTGTTTTCATAAATTAATGTATCTGCTTTTGTAAACACTCCTTCACTATCCCAGTCTACTCCTTTGTAAGAAGCGCTAGCTGGGTGGCTTACTGTAAAGACGTGTGAAAATATTCCTGCATATCTCTTATACCTACTTGCATCTTTACCAAGAAATACATATGGCACACCTAGAGGATTAAGAACTTCTTCAAACAAATATTTTGTAAAAGGTTCCCAAGTCTGTATGTGACTACCAGCTTTGTTCTTTTCTGTGGTCAGTGCTACGTTTAGCATGAGTATCCCCTGTTTTGCTAAATAAGCTACATCAGGTGATGGGTCGTAAACTAAATTAAGGCCTCTGTGAAACTCAGTTTCTAGTGCCTTATAAAAATTGTCTAGAGATGGTTGTATATACCCTGTCACAGAGCAACCCATAAGCAGACCATCTGCTACAGGTAACCCATTCTTAAACGTGTGGTATGGACACATCCCTACAATTACTGCTTTCACTTCATCTAGTGGTGTTTCTTTAAAACATCTATAGACTTGAGATGACAAAGGAGCAATCTGTTTGCCCCTTTTACTCTCTTTCTTTAAGAATGCATATATATCATCGCACTCATTGCTTTCTATAAAAGTTTTCATCTTTCCATGCCACGATGGATGAAAGTGAGCTTTAAAATTATCCCATTTCATATTAATAGTTTTTATAAGATTTTTCTTCAGTTAAATTAGAATTAGTTAATTGATTAATTTGCTTTTTAATTAGAGCTCGTTTGTCATTAGTAACATAAACAGATCTTGCTAAGTCTATAAACTTTTGACTAAAGTCTTTATCTCTTTCACAATCACGAATGTCATCTTCTATATCCCATAATAAGGAATTTACTTTGACAAGTTCATCATAGAGTTGTTGAAGTGGTGATTGATGAAGATCTAACAACACTAAAATATAAGGATAAAGTGTTTCATGTTCATTTTTAACATTAACAAGTTTATCTTCATTATCTATTTTTAAAAGTTTGATATCTAAAATCGACAATTTGTCTACTATCTCACCGTTTGATACTTCTATTTTCATTTTATTGATTTTATCCAATTGATTAAACTTACTTGTGGTGTCCAACCCAAGTCTTTCTTTATTTTACTTATGTTGCTTAAAGATCTCTTAGCTTCTTTTCTAGCAGGTATAAATTTTATATTATTACTAAATGCTTTAGCAATATCTATGATCTTTACTTCCTGACCAGAACCAACGTTCCAAGTTCCTTTAGTTCCTATTGCAGCTATTATAGCATCAACTACATCTTTAACATATACAAAGTCTCTAGTCTGTTGACCATCTCCTGTTACTGTTAGCTCAAGATTATTCTTAAATTGATTCAGAAAGATAGGTACAGCTGATAGGTATCCACCTTCATTGAGCTGTCTCTCTCCAAAAACATTAAAGAATCTTAATACTGCTACAGAAACATGATCTGGTACTGCTTTACAGAGTGCTTCCATCATATACTTAGATGTTGCATATGGGTTCAATGGGTCTAAATCACTATTTTCTGATAGAGGAAAGCTTCTTGAATTACCATACACAGCAGCTGTAGAAGCTACAACTATCTCTTTACAACCACACTGTTTAATAGCCCATTCAAATAAAAGAGCTGAACCATCAACAATTTGATCATGGTACTTCTGTTTATTATTTAAACTTTCTTCTACAGACACAGGCGCTGCTAAATGAATAAGTGTATCAAACTGCATATCAGGTAAATGTCCCCACATAGTGTTACCTACCTCGTAGATTATCACTAAAGGTTGAGGTTTTAATGGAAATAAGTTCTTAAGCTTCCCAGTGCTAAAGTTATCAAGGATTACTATCTCTTCCCCTAGCTTCTGTAGTTGTTCACATAAATGACTTCCAATAAAACCTGCTCCTCCTGTTATTAATACCCTACTCATTAGTTAATACAAAGGGCATTAGCTTCATCATCTACTGTCAAAATTGGTTTAACTTCTAAATAAGCATTATCAAACCCATCTGCTACTACAATAGTAGGTGAGTAATACACCTTTTCATAAGTATTTCCCTCAGAGTCTGAAGAGTATATCACTTCATAGTCTTCTATCTCTGGGTTTCTTTTTACGATCTCTATTAGAGTATTTATATATTTCTTGACTTTCATAATTAAAACATTTCTAATTGGTTATCTGTATATCCTAAAATCTCATGCATAGCTAAAGGTTCATCTTTAATGGGTGTACCTTCTATTCCTAGAAAGAAATCATGAATGTTTACATGATCTTGCATCCATCTTTGTGGATGAGCATCTTTCATTGCAAATGTAACATGATTGTAAAGTTCCCACATACTTCCTTGAGCCCCATAATCATGAGTTGGCTTTCTAAGCTCTCTTTTAATTGTAGATAGTTGTGTAGCACTAACTATACTTTCTTGAACAAACAATCTACCTAACAACTCTGCTTGAGTTTGTTCTGTAGCTTCATATGTTTTTAACTTATCACGATCTAACTGTAAGTTTCTGAATGTATCTCCACCACCTTTTATATATTCTGATATAGCTGAGGGTGTAAATGTCTGTATATCTCCTTGATGCTTCTTTCTAAATGCACCGTGATCACCTTTCACCATACCATTAGAACAAATAATAATAGTTGTACCAAGTGCAAACTTAAGTGCTAAACTCCTATCATAACTGTTCTGCCATCCAATTTGTAATTTCATTTCAGAATCAGCAACGTTGGATATTGTGTAACGGCCATTTGCTATTTCTCCATCCTTTGCAGTAGAGTAACTTTGACTCTCTAGCGTATAACCTGATTGGTATATGCTCTCAAGAGTTAAATCTATTAACTGTTGATGACTTACAGGTTTGTAAGTTTTTGTCTGTTTTGGCACTGGTGCTGTTAACATTATGTCTCTTGCTGTACTGCTGTTTTTAGTTCTTGCTTTCATTATTTTAAAATTTGTTTATTTATTAGATATTCTTCTATTACTTTAAGGCCATGAACCTTTGCTAGGTCTGCCCAATCATTTATACCATCTTTTAGATACTTCTTAGGTACATTACAGTACTCAAAACCAAACTTGTTAGTTATATTAGTACTGTTCTTTACACCTACTTCATCTGAATCAAAAGATAATATCTGCTTCTCAGAGTTTGCTTTAATATATTCCACATTCTCATCAGAGAAACACCCTGCACCCTCATTTTGTACAGCACATACAGTTGGAAATATCTTTTTCATTACCATGTAATCTTTCTTGCTTTTTGTAATAAAAGCTGTATGGCAATCTTTAATATCATCCAAACCATCCATTGCTGTAATTGGCACATTGTTAGGCATCCATTTCCACCGTCTATCTGACAGAGGTCTATATATTTTCCAGTGTCCATTGTATAGATAACCAAATCTAAGCTCATCGTTTTTTATAATAATTCGCTTTTTGTTTAAATACACTTCACTTATAGAAAACACATTATTGTTTTTAAGATCTTCTATATCTTGATAATAATCATTCCAGTAACTCAATTCTCGTGTTGTAAACTTTCTAGTCTTTACTTGTATAAAAGAATAGTCTTTAGCCACTATAGTTGGTTTACTGTAACTCTTAATTATCTTTTCATATCTTTTTGTTGTAGTACCTGTAGAGAAACCTAAGTCAAAGTCTTTATCAATCTTTACTAGGGTTTGATGAAAAGTTGGTACATTGTGAATCTTTTGCACAAATGTAAACGCATCACCCTTGAGACTAGTGTCAGCAAAATCAATAAATAGTAAGGCTCCACCTTCTCCTTTAGGACCTATAATAAATGATGGGTTTTTCTCATTCCTAAAAGGAGAAAGACTTACCACATTTATTTGCCAGTCCTTATCAGGCATATAAAACTTAAAGATATCGTAAGAAGATATTTTAGAAAGAATAAGCTCTTTTGTTAGAATTACTCTTTTTGTTCCTTTAATCATTCTTCTTGAAATTAAAAAGCCCCCAACATTTCTGAAGAGGGCTTTGTTTAAATTTATTTATTTCTTTAGTAGTCTGACCCATCATCTGATATATAACTATCAGAGGCCACAAGGTTATCACCAGGATTATATTCCTCTATTTCTTTAAGAATATAATAGTCTTTACAACCGTACTCACCACTTACACGAACTGCAAAACGTTCATGTGGTTTAAGGTCACGAGGTTTTCTAGATCTCAAACTATCTAATGTTCTCTTGTCTGTATAGTCTACTAGTCTAAACTGTTTCATAGTATAACCACCTAGGAATCCTTTGTTGTAGATACCTTGGTACTCTTTAGTTTCACCATCACGTTCTTTAACAACAACAGTTGCTAATGATACAACAGTGTTACACCATTCACCATCTACCTCACCTTTAAGATCACCAATGTTACCACGCATAAGTTTCTTCCAGTCTAACTGTAGTACTGTGTCTGCATGACGATAATCTAGTTTAGATAACCATGTTCTCATGAAATCATATAATTCTTCCTCACCAATGTACGCTACACGATAGTCACGCTCTTTAGTAAACCAGTCCCATAGATCAGCTTCATCAGCAGCCCAAGCACACATACCTACACTGTTGATATATTGTTTCTTAGTTTGATCTCTGTTCTCACGCTCTCTATCTTCTAGAAAGAAGCTAACTTTGAAAAGATTCTCAGTTTTAACTTGTTTTAACCACACGTCTACACGTAGGTATGTATTACCATCTTTTGTTGTTCCAAGATAGTCTGTTGCTTTACTGTCTGGTTTTAAATCCATTCCTAGCACTGTACTATATTCCTCTATTGTAGGATTAATAGTTACAATGTTTGCTTCAAATAAACCAACTTTCTTAGGAAAATTAGTGTTTTCACTATTGCTTGCGGATTCTCTTTTTACTCCTCCAATTGTACTCATAAGTTTTAATTTTTATTTATTTATTAATTATAATACTCTACTATACTATCTCTTACCATCTGTAAGTTGTTTGGTATTCTTGTTGATTCAAACATACCATCTGGACTCTTTGCAGGCTTCTTACGAAATCTATTTGTTAGAAATTCATAAGTAGCTCCACTCTTAGTTTCTTCTACATGAGTATACAAACATACAGTTAATAATCCTTCTAACAACACTTGATTGTCAATAAGCTTACCAGCTGTTTTAATTTTGTATCCTACTATCTCTCCACTGTCTTCTATAGTTTCAGGGTGAGAGAAATAAAAGATAACTAGGTCATCACGTAGTGCTCTAGCTGTTCTAAACATGTCAACCATGTCTTTAGCCATTACACTAAACTTTGTAAATCCAGTCTCCATAGCTTTCTCTACCATTCTGAAACCCATTAAGTAATTACTGTCTTCTATGACAATAGTTTTGATGTGTGGGGCTTTCTCCGAGATAGTTCTAAGCAACCTTGTAATGTCAGTTGGATCATCTACTTCTTTGTAATTTTTGTTTTCTGTGTTGTAAAGTTTCTGAGAACCTTTAAAGGGTAACTCTTTCTTTGCAACGTTAATAATGTAAGTTTCTTCAGGGTTTAAGTGCTTTACTGCTGTTGACTTACCTGTCCCTGTTTCGCCAACAACTCCAATTAATTTTGAACTCATTTTATTTATTTATTTATTAATATTAGGTTTACAAATATACGACTTTTATACGTATTTAATCTTAGTTTTATCAAAGAATTCAAGGGCCTTATCAAGCCATTTGCCTTCTACTTTCTCATCAGATGATATAATATATATCTGTGCTTTTTTATCTGGAGT